ATGAGCGCTATCAATCTAACCCTAGACGAAGTAAATAAAACCAGTCGTTTTATCGTTACGCATTCGCATCGTGAATTCAAACAAGCGTTGGCTAATTACCATGACTCGTCCAGTCATTTTTATAGGGATATGGAGTTTTGTCGTAGTGAACTTAATCTGATTGCTAATACAGGCGGTGAGCGTTTACAGGGCTTGATATTCTTGTTTTTGGGTGACGAACAATTGATTACGAGATTCAAAACGTGTCAGGGTGAAATAACAGAAGACCGTAAACTTTTTGGTTCTCTTTTGATTGCTGGTGGACATTATAAAGATGAAATTCTTGTCGATTTTAAAGAGGTGGCTTAAATGTATCACTATATTGTTTTCGAGCAATTTCTTAATCAAGAATGTGAGCCATCCGGTAGTGGTCAAGCTTCAAATCCAATGTTGTTTCAGGAAGCTTCAAAGCGGTACCGTAAAGCACGTGAATTCCGTGATGGTTCAGAATCAAGAGGTTCCGTACCTGTACGAGTTGGTGTTGCCCGAGTTCCATCGAACTATTCAGGATTTACTGGTTTCAAGGTGACATTTCAGGATCTTTGTGCTTTTCGTCCGCAAATATCCGTTATCTGTCGTTGAAGCCACATAAATGAACATTACTTTAATCGATCAATCACCACTCAAAGGAGCCGCATAAATGGCTGAAGCACCGATACTGCCTGACCGTGGCAGCTTAGAATCAAAAGACGGACCTGAACGCTTATACAGAACTGCCCTAGCTCAGAGGGACTATATAAACCTTGAACTGGAAGCAATGGATAGAGGGATGAGACCCTATGGCCTAACAAAATCCATCATGACGCTTTACCTACGTAAGCAGCTTATCCCCATGAAAGAACTGTCTGAAGAACTGCAGGGGCAAGTGATTGCTTATTTAAAAGCGAAACAAGCAACGCGCTAAACCATAAACATGAAAACAAATAAAAAGCGGCTTCAAATCAACCACGCTGAGGCCCTCGTATGAATAGCCGGGTTATCGTCTCGGCCTTGGTAAAAAATATGCAGCGAGGTACGAGCGTCATATTTTTTTACCAAGGCCATAAGGCGAGACCGGCTCACCATACGAAGCCGTCAGCGTGTCAGTGATGCCAAGCCGCAAACTGAGCTATTAGAATTATTTACCTTGGGCAATATAAGGGTGTCGGTGAACATGGGTAACAAAAAGCGCGTTCTGCCCGTCGGGCATTCACCTAGTCGAATAGTGGCGCCTTGCGCCCATGCTTCGCGTGGAAATGGCCATAAAGCCAAGACTGAGAAAACCCGATAGAAAGAAAACCGGCTGCGCCATTCACCACCCTATACATTGCCTTAAAGGCTGACAACGCAGAGAAGTCGGCAGCGAAGTAGCCAGCGTCGACTTATCGTAGTGAGTCCATACGCAAGCGAAAGGGATTGTAGAGGAAATCGGCGATTAAAACTGAATTACTGGCAGTTAGGTCAAAACCTTTGGAGCTTGCGTAAAAGCGTTTTGGCCTTACTGCCAGTTATCAGGTTTAAACGTCGATTGGAACGGAAAGCCCGGCCCTTTAGGGTTCGCCGAAAAAGAACAAAAGAAAAACAGCATAACAAAAACGTTAGATAAAACCGGCCATAACCAGCCTTATCTAGCCTTAAACAGAACAAAAAAACAAGGAATCAAAAATGATTACCATAAAACACTGCAAACCCCGCCAGGGCATGACATACAGCCAGCGCAGACGATTAATAAACCTATTATGGGCATTCGTATCAAATGCAGCGCTTCCTTTTATCTTGGGCCTTTTCATTGCACTGATCTCAATTACCTATTCATTTACTGAGGTAGCAAAAGCTTTTGATAAATCCGGATTAGGGGCCTGTATTCAACCGAATTTACAAGAAAACGACGCGATAACCAGCACTTTTATAACTCCTGCATCTCCGTCACTCGTCTGTAAAACGGCTGGAACTTTTGATCTGATTACCAACACCTGCCTAGAACCATTCTAACCGCGTTCGACCTACGCGTATTAAAAGGTCAAGCCAAAAAGCAACAGAAACCGAAAGACCACCATTAACCCAACAAAGGTACAAAATCATGACCGACCAATTAACCCAAAACAGCTTCCTAGGCGACATGCAAACAGTCATAAGAGGACAAGTTGAATCGTTAACACGTTATGAAATAGATGGAGACAACAAAGGCGGCTCCATTTGGGTATCAAAACCCAACACCGGAAAAAACCCCAACAACCTGGGCAACGAACTAATCAAAGTCAAAATGCCGTTTGAAATGTTCGACCAGAAAAAAGCCGAAGTAGAGGCCGGAAAACTGTATTTCCCCTGTCAAATGGAAATCCTCTGCGAAATCAACATGGGTGGCCAAAACAAAGCAGTCCTGACAGCCATCAGCATGAAACTTGACGGCCCGGAACCCGGACAAATAAAAGACGAAGACATAGACAAAACAACCGGGGAAATCCTTCCTGATAAAGACAAACCCAAAGCTGGTGCGGCCCAGATGACGCAGGCGCAAAGTCAAAACAGCCAAAACAATCCTAACAAACCATAAACAGAGTAAACCATGAAAATCCGCTCAATGGCCTGCCTGATAAAAAAGCCCGTCCAGTTCAAAGAGCGGGTTCTAAGCAACCAGGTACAAAAAGGCCGTTTTATAAACGGTCATGTAATACAACAAAACGCGGGTAATCAACCCGAAAAAATGAGTAAAGATTAAATGGCTACCGGCACTCTTGCATATGTTCGCACTTGTACTGTAGCAACGAACCCTTGTCCCGTGGGTTATGAGTCTACGGTACAGGCTTACTTGATTGACCCTCTATATCAGACACAAACTGATTTTTTACTGGCTCAATCGGGTATTGATTGGCAGGCCGTTTACGATGCATTCGGTATGTCTTTATTAATGTTCGCAGTCGGTTCTGGCAGCGGATTACTTGTTAATCTTATAAAAAAGGTTAGGTAAAATTATGAAAATTTTTTTTAAAAAAACTAAAGGTAAAGCTCTTGTTTTGGTGAGTTTGATTGGTGCGTCGATTGGAGCAGCTAATGCTACTATTGTGACTGATGCTCAAACCGCTTTAGCGTCCGCTCAAGGTGATGCTACAACAGTGGGTGGTTATGTGTTGTTAGCGGTTGCGGCTGTTGTAGCAGTAACTATTATCTTGGGCTTGGTTCGTAAAGCTTAAGTTTCTTTGGTTTGGTTCGTAGTGAAAACTACGAACCATTACTTAAAAGGTTTGTTATGACAATAGCAATTGCATATCTAATTGGTGCCTCGTGGGCTATGTGTTTTGTAGTCGGTTATCGTTGTACTGTGATTTAAAAACGATTTCAGCAAGTTACAGTTGTTCATATTGAGAATTAATTAAAGAGACCAAAAACATGATTTTTTTAACCTTGTATTTCCTAAGCGGCCTAGTTTGCGCCTATGCCGTCATATCGGGATTTGACAATGCGTAAGCTAATCATATTTTTGATTTTATTGTTTTCGGGTTCGGTTTTTGCCGACACATACCCGGCTCATTCTACATATTCAAATTACTACAATGGCGTTGTTTATTCATCAACTGTTTCGATGAGTGATTTGTGTTCTAAAATGCCTACTGTCTTGGGCACGGCTCCTTATTTTAATCCTTCACCTCCACAATGTGCTGTTTATACTCAGTATGGTTTTACTTTTGTTACTATTAATAACTATTTGACGTGTCCTTATGGTGGCACCGTATCTGGTTCTGATTGTATAAATGCGCCTTCTTGTACTGCTCCACAAGTTCGTAACGCAACAACCGGCATGTGCGAAACGCCTCCCCCGGCTACATGCCAAACCACACCTACAACCACTACATCTGGTTCAACACAAACCCTTTCTTGGGAAACCCTAAACACCAGTTCAAACACCTGTGACCCTCATTCCTTGAATTGCGATTACCCACTTGCCGTAAACGCAACAACAAAACAATGTGACTTGACGTGTTCTGACGGCTCCACGGTTGACGTATCAGCGGGTGCGCAATGTCCACCACCATCATGCCCGAATCAAGTCAATGGTAATATGATAACCAAACAGGCGTGGAATTCCGTTACTCAGAAATGTGAAAATTCCGACATTGTCTATTGTGACGGTCAATTACAAGTTCCTGACGCTGGAACAGGCACCTGTTTACCTAAACCCGGTGCAATCGATTGCGGAAACGGTATTGTTGTTATATCTCCGCTTGTATGCTCTTCCGAGCCTGATCATTCGCAGGATATAACCTGTCCTGACGGCCTAATTATCTCGCCCCCTCGCACCTGTGCCTTATTGCCGCCTGACCCGGCTAATTGTCCGGGTGGTGCTTCAGCTGTTGAAACCACCGGGTACGTTAACGGTGTTCCGACATGCGTTATGAAAGACGGAACCACAACAGCAGCCGCTGATGGTAGCCAGTCGCCAGCTGATGACAAATACAACCCACAGAATTACAAAGCCGGTGTTGCTTGTAACGCCTCTAATTCCTATCCATGTGACCCGTCGCTTCCTGTTGTTAGTGCGCCCGGCCTTACAGGTATAGAAAAATGCGGCCCTGGTACTTTTTTTACTTGCGTTGATAAGCATGACAAGCCTGTTGCTCCTGCTTTGCATCCTGCCTCACCGTCGCCCACAACATCGGCGACAACGACAACCGGGACTAGCACCACAATCATAACAAACAGTGATGGCTCAACCTCTACACAGACATCAACAACCAACAATACCGGGACGACAACTACCACGGGCGCAACTACAACAGACTGTCCGGATTGTGCTAAAGAAAGTACTTTACGTGAAATAGTTGATCGTATTGGTAAGTCTTCCCGTTCTGGTTCTGTGTGGCAGCCTGGTAATGGTACAGGCCCTCCCAGTGATACCAATGCGGATGAAATACTTTCAAAAAAAGCTGCTGTTTCGTCAATGATTTTCGATATTAAATCTCAAATGTCTGGGTTAATGCCGTCCGTGTCTGGTGGTGCATCTATCTCTTGTGATGGTGGGGTTTATGTTATGGGAATCACTTTCAATATTTGTTTGGCTCCTTATACCGAACAGCTTTCAAAAATCGGTATCGGTGTATATGTAGCCGCTATTGTTTTTTCGGTTATGATTATTTTGGGGTAAGTCTATGATGGATATATTGTTTGCAATTTCCGATTCGATTGGAAATTTTTTTACCATGATCGGTGGCTTTGTTACTTCTGGTATTTATGAACTTTTGATTTGGCTTTTTGCCAAACTAATCGAAAAGTTGACAATAGGTTGGCTTGAGATGGTTTTGTGGGCGCTTCCTTTTGCTTGGGGTGTTGCTAAGCAGATTATGCTTGATCTTAATTTAAATGCTCTTATTCAGACCGCGTGGGGGTATTTGGATTCTAATCTGCTTGCTTTGGCTACAACGTTACGTATTCCTGATGCTGTTAATGTCCTGATTTCAGCATTTTTTACTAAATTTGTCTTACGGTTTATTCCGTTTATCTAATGTCTATTAAAATACATCACGGCCCTCCGGGTAGTTATAAAACCAGTGGTTCAGTTATGGATGATTTTATTCCGGCAGCATTGTTAGGCCGAACAATTATTACTAATGTTCGTGGCTTGAATAATCCTGATAATGTTCGTGCGGCATTGAATAGATCTAAAACTTTTTATAGATTTAAAGCGCGTGTTGTACCTGATACGTTTGAATTGATCTTTGTTGATACTACTGTACAAGAGGGAAGAGACAAACTTGCTACTTTCTTTCATTGGGCACCTCATGGCGCTTTTTTATTAGTTGATGAAGCCCAAACTATTTGGCCGTTAATCTGGAAAGATGCTGACTTAAAAAAGCTCGATTATCCCGGCGGGCTAGTATTAGCTACACGGGATAATAGACCGTCTAACTTTTTAACCGCTTTTGAAATGCACCGGCATTATGGTTGGGATATGGTTTTGACTACGCCTAATATCTCTAAAATCCGTTCCGACATTCGCGGTACTTGTGAGGGGGCTTATAAACATAAGAATCAAGCTCTAATAGGTTTGAACGGTTATTATCTTGAGGCTTTTCATTTGGCTGAAGATACCGGTAAATCTGTTAGTGATTTTCTTTCTTTGCGTAATCGAAAAATTAAAAAAGAGGTTTGGAAGCTTTATGCAAGCACAGCAACCGGTACACATTCAGACACTATTGCGGGTACGCCGATATGGAAGAATCCTAGGGTATATGGTTTTTTGGTATTCCTTGCAGCTATTATCGTGTTTATCATTAATCGTCCAACGCCTGCTGTTATTGCTGGGGTACGCAATCAAGCCGCTAAAGTGGCTGATAAGGAGAAGGTTTCTTCAACGGTTCGTTCTGTTGGTTCTGGTAATGTGGCTAATAGCCAAAACGTTGAGGCTATTCTTAATGTAGCTAAAACTGTTCAGTTGGAAGGTTATTTGGAAAAATATTTGACTGAGTATAGACCGCGGTTAGTGGCTTTGATCGAAAGTAAGCAAAAAAATCGTATAGTTGCTCAGGTTGCATTTCTTGATTCGAATAACCGGGTATTTGAGCAATTAAATATTCCCCAGATTGTTGCATTTGGTTTTGTAGTTGAGCGTAAGCCTTACGGTCTTTTGCTTAAGCGTAATGGTAATTCATATCCTGTTACTGCTTGGCCGTTAGATAAAAATAAATCTGTTGATCATTTTGGCGTTAATTAAATGGGTGGCCGTAGTAAAGAAGGTGATCGGCTTACAGATCGTTGGAAATGGATAGGTGAGCTGAGTTCTGAGCGGTTTGAGAATTACGGCAAGTATTCGCAGATACAAGCCTCCGCTGATCGTGGGGTGGGGCATTTTAATAGCTCAGCTTCGAACTTGAATTTCCAATTGGCTAAATTCTATGAATCAAAACATGGTGTCGAGCCTGTTTGGAGTAATTGGCGTTCGAATAAATAACGAAACTTTGAATAAAGACATGTGGCAGGTTATAGCTGTTCATTTTGAGAATTAATTTATGATTAACCGTACCCATATAACAATACCAAATGTTTTATATACTGGTTCATTTCCCTATTTATCTAATAAACTTTCTGATTATCAAGATAATCAATTTATTCGATATGGTTCATGTACTGAAATTTTTCCTTTCCATTGCTTTGTTGATGATTGGCGGCTTGAAAGTATATGGCGTTCCCCCACTAAATTCGTTGAAAAGGCATTGTTGGCCGGGTTCGCTGTTGCTCCCGACTTTTCTGTATATGCCAATTACCCTCATATTTATTCGCTTTATCAAGTCTGGCGGTCACGCCTAATCTGTGCATGGTGGGCTGATCACGGCGTTTATACAATTCCCGTTTTGCAGTGGACAAACTCAAGTGATTCAAACTTGGATGATTATTTTGTAGGCCTCAATGATTGCGAAGTGATTGCTGTTAGATGTCCAAGTCGTGAACCTGATGTTATAGATGATTATTTTTTCTGTGCTGAACGATTTTTACAAATCCATCAACCTAAGTTAATTCTTCATTTCGGCTTAACTCGTGGTTCGGAAATTTGGCCTAAGTGCAAAGTTTTGTCGCTTAATCCGTCATTAAAAAAGCTGGGAATGGCTGATTAA